TCCCGTCATACCCCTTGGCCTGCAAGCGGCGGGTCAACTCCTTAGGGTTGACCCCCGCCGTTCGACCGGTCACATTCGGGGTGTAGTTCTCACTCGGCTTGAGCACCCCGATCTTGCGCAGGTGGTCCTCGAACGCTTTGGTATCATCCTCCCGACTGGTGCCGGGGATGCGGGCCACCAAGGGGTTACGCAACGAGCCCTGAGCTCGGATCTGTTTCTCGTCCCCGTGTTCGAACATATGAGCCCCCGCGAGCCATTTGTCCGAGTCGGCCTTGTTACCGTGGAAGTAGGTCCCATCACCGAACACCGAGCCGCCGTAGTCGGCTCCGCCACTGGTGTCGTAGCGGCTCTTGCCGTGGAACCCTTCCTTGTTGATCCTATCGATGTTTTGACCCCGAGTCACGTGGTAGAGATCCTGGCGGGTGCCAGCCTTGGCCCCCGGGGCTTGCGACGCCTTCAAGAACGTGGTTTTACCAGGTTTGGGGGGACCTACGTTCGGCCGCTTCTTGGCCCCCGCGCTCGGAATCTCCTTGGTGGTCAGCATCTTGCGGGCGTGCTTGCCGCCGCCTTCGCTCTTGTTCCACCACTTGGCGCCACCAGTCCGGCCGTGCATCTTCTCACTCAGCGCAGCGGCGTCCAGCGGGATGTAGCCGTGCTTCCACTTGCCGGATAATTCCACCGCCCGCCCGGGTGGAATGAACTCTGACCAGTCGTAGTCCTGGGGCATTGCCGCCTCACTTCATCTTCAACGAGCCCGGAGCCCGAGGGGCGGGGGCCGAAATGGGTTTCTTCACGGGAGCTTTGATCGCAGCCTTCGTCTTGACTGCGGTCTTGGCCTTCGGCGCCATTTTACCACCAAGGTAACCGAATTTACTAGGGTCCATCCCTCGGGACCGCATTTGGGCCATCACCGAATTACGCAGGGCGACTACGTTAGGATCTGCCGACTTGAAACTGAATGCGACCTGCGACAGCTGGCCCAATTCGTCGTTATTCAACGCCTTGACCTGGGCGTCGCGGTCTTTGGCGCCGACCACTGACTTGTACTTGTCGGTGGCCCCCTTGTCCTGCTGGACCTTGGCTGCGTTCGCGTCCCGCGCTTGACCAATCTCACTGCCGACGGGCACATGGTATCGGGCGGCCCCGGCGGGAGTCCGTACCACCTTCTTTTTGCCCGAGGACGCCGTGGCCCCACCCTTTTTCTTCTGAGCCGAAGTCTTGGCGGGCGGAGCTTGGTAGTACCCGGACAACTCGGACTCCGAGTAGGTTGCCAGCTCCAGGGCCCGACCGCTCTGGTTGGCGTGACTGTGCGAGGCCGCTTTCTTGGCCTCCCACTGAGCCACTGCCGCCGCCGCCTGGGCCTGGGTTTTGGCGGTGATGTGCTTGGTGGTCCCGTTCTCAGTCACCGTGCCGCCAGCCGCCCAACGCTTGACCGTGTTGAACGCCACCGCGATGGCACGGCTGATGTCCATGCCCTTCTCATAGTGCAGGTGCTTGGCGATCCGTTCGATGTAGGGCGGTAGTCCTCCGGACTTATCCACCCAATTCTGCTTGCCCGGGACCCGCTCCAACTTGGGATAAGCCGAACTCTTGGTCTCGGTGGCCAAGTTCACCGGACGCGCCGAACTGGTCAGCACGGTCCGGACCGCCAGGTCCAACTGTGGGCGCCGCAGCAGGTAGTTGGTCAGCGAGGCCCGGCTGATCTTGAGGTGGGCGGCCAACTGCCGAAGCGACCCTGATTGCTTGGCCAGCTCGATCAACTTGAATTCGTCGTACTTGTTCACTGCTGCAACCTCCTGCCCAACTCGAACGCCTCCTGTACCAGACCCATGTTGATGCGGGGGCCCGGGTCGGCAACGACAACGTGGGTGCACGGCCCCTGGATAACCGATCCGGGGCGGAACACCAGCCCGGAAGTTCTTCCCATTCGCCGAACGGCACTCGGCCGACGTCCGGCTGTCCATCTTTGCATACCAACCGAGCTCCGGGCCGAAGCGCTCCTCAGCCTGGGCGACCGTCGACGCGGCCATTCGGCGATTCTCACTTGCCCTCCTGTGGGCCTGGAAATAGCCCCATTCGGTCCGGACGCCACCGGCCACGTCTGAAGCCGACGAGACCCGCCTGGCCGCACGGGCCAGGTACTGCGCCCGCCGCACGACGTTGAGACGGTTGGTGGCCCGGACCGATTCGGGGGCCACAGCGTCAGTCGGTTTGGGGGAGGAAACGACTGGCAGGGACCGCAAGAGGGCCCTTGCCGCGTCGGGCGATACTCCGGGTAGGCCAATCAGTGCGGAAAGCACCTTCTCGGTGGCGGCCCCGACCAGAAGGAGCTCGACCAAGTGGGTCAACGTGCCAGGCGGAGTCTCCAACTCGGCGGGGGCGGTGGGCTCCGGCTGGGGGCTGGTCACCTCGTCTGCTCCTGTCGCGCCAGTAGGTGTAACCGATCAGGGCCGCCACGGCGGCCCCCCACATCGAGAATGCCAGCCAAAGCAGGCCCATCGCTACGCTCCCGGTACGGCCCCCTGTGGCTGGTCCCCAGTCTGCGGTGGTGTAGCTACATTGCCCACTGTACCACCCGGAGCAACCGTGTCCATAATCGCTTGGACCTTGTCCGACAGCTGGCCCTGGGGAGTGTCGGATTGCTCGGGCGGACGGCCGGCGGCTTCGGCCGCCACCCGGACCTGCTCCTGGCGGTCTTCAATGATCTTGGCGACCTTCTCGTCGTCCAGGTCCAGGTATTGGGCGACCCGCTCCATCAGTAGGTCGATGAACCCTTCTGGCACGTTCATGTTCTGGGCGGCCCCCAGGGTCTGCAACATCCCCATGGCCTTGGCCGCCTGGTCGGTGCTGATCTTCTCGAACACCAACCGGGGCACTTCGGCCTCTGGGCCGAAGTTCAGCCAGACCAGCGGGGCGACCAGCTGTTGGGTGATGGTGCTGGCGATTTCCTTGGCCACCGCGTATCGACTGGCCAGGAAGATCCCAGACTGGTCCGAGCTCAGGGCGTAGGAGCCGATCCCACTGTTGGCCGCCGTGGTCAGGTCCAGCCAGCCGGCCATCACCGAACGGGTGGCTTGACTGTCGAGGTATTCGGTCAATTCCTTGAACTGGGCGGCTCCCTGCCCCGAGGTCTCCAGGATCTCGAACAACTTGTCGTCGACCGAGTTCCGGACCATCCCGAGCACCCCGGACGAACGCAGTCCGGCCAACATAGTGGCGTTCTTCTTGGCCTCGATATCGTCTTTTCCGTAGGCCACCAGCTTCGGCAGCCCTTGGTTACTCAGGAACAGCGACCACAGGAACAGCAGTTTCTGTTTGAGCTGGTGGGCCCACCAGGTCACTTGCAGGTCCGAGACCCCGGACAGCGGGTCCCGATGCTGTCCGTGGATGTAGATCAGGGCGTTCTTGGAGGGGATCTCAACGTACCCGTCCTTGCCGGTGCCCTTGGTGATCTCCCAATCCTGGAACTGTCGGAACCCTCGCAGCTCTCCGTTTTCTCGGTCCCGGATCAGCTCGCAGGAGGACGGCGGGCGCCACGCCAACTTCTTGTAGACGATCTTTCCGTCCTTGCGGCGCGTCCAGACCTTCTCATGGTAGGTCCTTCGGACCGAGGTCGCCCAGGTCATTTGGGCGATCACCAGGTCCAGACTGGTCTCCATCCCGCCGTTCTCGTACGAGCAGCCGAACGCGTCACGAATGAACTCGGTCTGGCCCTTGTCCTTGACGGGCTTCTCGAAGGTCAGGTTGGCTTGCCGCAGCGGCATGGTCAGGGCGGTCTCAATGCTCTGGGCCGTACCGTCGGTCCGGAGCATCTGCTCCACGTCCGAGATGAACACTCGCTCGGACTGGTGAATGATCCGGTTTCGCTCGTCGGTGAACAGGTTGGTGGGCCAGTCCACCCAGTCGAAATAGGTCCCGACCTCGCGGTCGATCATCGGGTCCCTGATGTCCTCGGGCGTGGTCATCGGCCAATCCAATCGTTCAAGGACCGCTCGGAGTATTGGTGCACCAAGTCCGGACCAGAGGCAGGTGGGGCGTCTCGATAAGCGATAGGTGCGGGCACCTGATCGGGGTCGTAGTTCTCGTCAAATTGCTTATCGGTCAGTAGAGTCTGGCAGGCGGCGTCGCCGTGGTCGGTGGAGCGTCCCAACCGCTTCTTGAGGTCTTTTTTGGACTCGACCACGATCACGTCTCCCCGGTTCTCGAACTTGGGCGCGGTCAGATCGGCGGTCAGTTCGTCGCTGGGCGGCAGCGCCAACGTGGGGGAGAATGCCGGGTCCAGGGCCTCGCGCATCAACCACCACATGGCAGTTCGGTTGTTGGCAAATTTCCACTCGCCGGTGCGGTCCCGCATCCGGCTCTTCTTGCCTGCGTTGAACGCGATCACCGGCACCCTGCGTCTGCGCATGGTGTCAACCACGCCCGCCCCAACCCCGTTTACGTCCACCACGTGCAGGTCGGTCTGGTTCGGGGCCAAACTGATCGCGATGTCGGCCACCTGGACGGTATCGGCGATGTTGTACTCGCTCATCCGGATCACCACCCACCCCTGGCGTTCGGCGATCACGGTCAGGTCCTTGCCACCACGGGCGACGTCCACCCCGCTGATTTTGCGTCCGGGCGGCAGCACTCTGCCGGCGTTGGCCCACTGATGCCAGCGTTCGTTGGCCGCTTCTACCCAAGCCAGAGGGATCACCGAGTCCACGTCGGAGCTGTGGAACTGACCCAAGACGCGGTTGGCGAACACGGCCGAATTCTCGCCCCACATCTTGCGGCGGTTCTCGTACCACTCTTTGGACATCCGACCGGCGGCCATGACCTCTTGGGGGGTGACGTGCTTGACGGCCCAGTCTTGCAGTCCGGGTTTCTGCTGGTGGATGTCGTAGAACCGCCCTTGTGGCTCCCCGGGGGTGCTTTGCGCCAGGGCGTAGGCTTCCAGGCCGGGGATGCCGTCGGCCGAGAAGGCACCTTCGGCCGCGTCGAAGATACCCGGGGGGATTGCCTTGGCCTCGTCGAAGATGTACAGCAGGTGGTCGGCGTGGGCGCCTTCGATCAGGTTCTTGTTGTTGGTGGACACCGCCGAGGCGGCCCCGTAGTTCAGCTTCAGGTTCATTACCTGAAGTTCTGAGACCGGGTCGTAGGGGTCGCGGCCGATCACGTCCCAGCGGAGTCGGCCGGCCCATTTGTGGACTTCAGGCCAAAGGAAGTCCTCCAGTTGGCGCCAGACACCGGCGGTGGTGATGATTTTCCAATCGACCCGCATGGCGTCCCTGGTCAGGGCGAACCAATGCACGGCCTGGGCGAACACGGTGGTCTTGCCCAGACCGTGGGGGCCCCGGACCGCCAACCGGCGGTTGGTGTTCAAGGCCATCAGCATTTCACGTTGGTAGGGCGCCAATCCCTCTTCTACCTCCCAAGAGATGCAGTTGTCGGCGAACCCAACCGGATCCCGGAAGTACACCGAGACCCCCTTGCGGTCAAACCTATTGGCGGCGATCGCAAAGGGGTCCAAGGTGACGCTCATGTTTGAAGTGTACCGTGGAAGCTACACCCTAACCACTGTAGCTACACCGGGGAGACAACTTCGACGGCTACGTTCGATTCCAACACCGGCTTGAAATCCTGGTAGGTGTTCGGGGCGATCCGGACCAACTGGCGCAGAATCTCCCTGGCCAGTTCCCGAATCTCTGCATCGGCCGCCGTGGACAGCCGTTTGGCCAGGAACTCCCGCCAAGCCCGGTGGTTGCCGGTCACCACGATCTTGGTCTCGGTCATGTTGAGCAACAGCGCCCGAGCGGCCTCTTTGGCCTTCTTGCCCGTGACCCCTTCGTCCTCCAGCAGCTGCATTACCGCCTGATAGGCGCTGTTGGTCCGGTCCGCGACGTCCTCGACGATGGTCCGGGCAACCTTGCGAATCTCCGAGGTGGACAACAGGGCGGGCGGGATCACCGTTTCGACGCCGGTCTCGTCGACGTAGCGCTGAGACAACTGGCTGAACGACAGGTGCCTGTGCCGGACCAGTTCGTGGGTCAGCGACCGCGATACCCCCTGGATGTAGAAGGTGGCGGAGGCGTGTTCCAGCACCGAGAAGTGCTGTTGACGCAGGATGTTGGCCAGGTAGTCGACGTTGGCGGCGGTGCGGGGGTTGGGGCGGTCGAACGACTGATAGCAAGCCCGACCGGCGAACTCGGCCAGGTGATCGGCGTCGGTGGCCATCTGAGACGCGGGTGCGTCCTCCCCGTACCACGACATCCATTCGGCGGTAGCCGGCTCGTCGATGTCCTCACCAACAACAGTACGGGCGATCAGGGTGACCTTCACTTGCGGATTCTCCTAGCTGCGTTGTCCACCGGATGGGTCTCGACCGACCTGGCCAAGACCGTCTCTCTTTTGTCCTCCTGACCCGGCCACAACGCCAGGGCGTCCAACCACAGCCGCAGCTTGTCGGGGTCTCCGTCGGCCATCCGGGCGACCGTCAGGCGGGCTCGGTGGTCTCGCTCCCGTGCGCTCGTCTTGTCGTCAGCCACTGGCGGCCAATCCCTTCGGATCGGTCCGGACCGCAACGGCCCGCAGAACCGAGGGCACCACCTCGGGGATCAAATCGAGTTGGGCGGGGGACAGCTGCATCCGGTCCAGAATCTTCTCGATAGCGTCAGCCAGGATAGCCCCCTGCTGTTCAGCCAACTGAATCTCGCGCTCGGCGATGCCGGCGGCCAGAGCGGTCTTGGCCACGTTCACCATGTGGGCGCGCTCAGCCCGGTGGACCAACAGCCACTGCTTTTGGTTGTCCGGGATCTCCTCGTCGGTGTCGAAAGTCCACCCACCGATCTTGTGATCCAGGTAAGCGACCTGGCCGGCCGTACGACACAGCTCCTGAATCAGGGCGGTGGTGGGGTCGATGTCGATCGGGCTGGTGTACTTCAGCATCTTGATCCCAGCCTCCTTGGCAGCGGTCTTGACCCCGCTGGACGTGTTGCCGAAGTGCCACTTGCAGTGTCCGGACCCCGGATGGTTGGTCCCCCAACCCCGAGGCAGATGGCACGCCTTACCGCGCTTCTTGACCCAAGCTCCGCAGGTCTCCTCAGCCTTCCCCGAGGGCATGGCCGATCACCCCCAACACAACATCGATCTGGATTCGGATGGGGGAGATGTCCGGATCGGACTGCAAGATGGCCTCGACCTCCTGGGAAGTCAACCCAGGAACCTCGATCCCGAGGTGGTCCTGCCATTGCCGGATGTCCTGGTAGACCTGATCCCGATTGACCCCCCGACGCAGAGCCTCGGCCATGACCTCACCCGACCGCATCTCGTACCAGCAGTCAGCCAGCTCCTCTTGGTACAGCTCCTTGCTCAGGTCGAGTTTTTCCAGCAGGACGATGGTATTGCCCAAGACCGCGTCCACGGCACAGAACAGTCCGGGCAGCGCGACCCGCCGGGTTACCGAGTCCGAGACGTCACCCTCCAGCCAGGTTTCCCCGACCGTCGAGACGAGCATGGAGTGGTAGCCCTTGGCCACGTTGGTCAGACCGTTGATCCGCTCGGCAGTAATCGAGTTGCGCTTGTGTGGCATGGCCGAAGACCCCACCTGGCCCTCGGATTGGATCTCCCACATCCGCCCGTACCCGGTTTCGAGCCGGACCATGCGGGCCAGGTTGGCGCAGGCGAAGGTGAGGGTCAAGGCGGCACCGGCCACCGAGGCATCCTCGGACCGGTGGGCGACCTGTCCGACACTTCCCGCCAGGCAGTTGTAGCCCATCTCGGCGGCGTAACTCAGGTTTAGGTCGTTGTACTTGTCCGCGCTGTCCAGGAGCCGCGCCAGATCCATCCCCGTACCGACCGCCCCCACCAATCCCCGGCTGGACATGGCACGGAACTCGGTTTGCAGCCGGCCCAGACAGGACAGCAGTTCGTCCGCCACCGTGGCGAACCTCTTGCCGACCGTGGTCAGCTGGGCGGGCTGATTGTGAGTCCGGCCCACGCACAGAATATCGGCGGACGCTTCGATGTGGCTGCGCAATAGCGACAACACCTCTTTGCACCTACCAATCAGGTGCGTAGCCGAATCCCGGACCAGATCCTGGATGGCGTTGTCGGTGACGTCGCAGGAGGTCAGGCCGTAGTGAGCGCTAGTGTGTCCGGCCAGCTCGTTGAAGTGCATCAGCCGGGCTCGCAGGTCGTGCTTGGTGATTCCCTCCAGCTCCCGGAGACGCTCCAGGTCGACCCTGTCCTCCACTCGGACGTAGTCGGCAATGTCCGCCGGTGAGATGTCCACTCCCGCCTCGGACTGTAGCTGCATCACCTTGATCCAGATACCGCGCTCGGCCACCACCCGGTTCTCGGGCGACCAGATGAACCGCATTTCCTCGGACGCGTACTGCAAGATCGAGTTACGCATACGCTTGGGATCCTCCCTCGTACTCCCAGGTGTCCTGAGCGCGGTACTCGTCCGCGATCTCCCGGACTCTGCCCTCTCCTTGGGAAACCAACACCACTGCCTTCAACGCGGGGTCCTCCGACACTGCGCGCTCGATCAGATGCCGGGTGCCCCA